TTATGTTAATTAGCCGTGTGTTCCAACTGTCAATTCACCATTTCCAGTAAATGTCATTTCTGCTTCTACCATTCCATCAAAAGATGCACTTAGATTATAACCAGTTACGATTGCAGAACCAGAAAAAAATTTATCTCCAGTTGATGAACCTTCTGGCGATACGTTTATAGTTATTGATGAACCAGCAGTTACTAATAATTGTCCTGCATCTGCTTCGTCAAAAAATAAACTTGCTGAACCTGAAAAACCTTTTAATCCAGTTTTGAAAGTTCTGCTAGTATCACCTAATGAAGTATCTTCAATAGTATCTGATGTAGATTCTAAAGTGTAACTTCTTAATTCGCCCAAAATAGTTGAACCAATTTTAATGTTTCCTTCTGAGCCAGTATGTGTTGCCATATTTGTTTCCTTGTTTGTTTATATTAGGGAGTGCCAGAAGTGTATTGATACATAACTCGCACAACCATTCTGATACCACCAACTGGGAACAAGACACCCTCATCAGTAGATACTTCTACTACTTGAGTTTGTTTTGCGAACCCACCACGTGTTCTATCAGAATTTAGTCTAGTTTCAATCGTTGTAATTAATTCATTTCTTTTTGTGTCAATATTTGTTGGGGTTCCTTTAACATAACCAACGATTACATAATCTGCTACTGCTTCTCTTAATGCACTAGTAAAACTTATTGTTTGATCTGATCTAACTTCGTTTCCTGATTGCACGAAACAAGCTGGATATTGTTGTTCAGATAACTCATCTACGTTAAATGGTTCTCTAGTAACTTTCTTTAAAGTTATAGGAGATGTACCAGTTGAAATTGCTGTTACTATATTAGATGCTATATCTTCTCGTTTACTCATTTAATAATACTTAGTTTTTTAAATTCTTGCATAAATTTATTTATGATTGGTCTTTGTTCTCTTTCACCGATTGCAAAGAATTTTCTTTTTCTTTGATTGCCAACAGCTTTAGTATTTTCAAATTTATTTGCAAAGTAAATAATTGCTTCTGTTGGTGATGACTTTTGTGTAATGTTTGAAAGCATATTACCAGAAAAATTTAAATCAACTTTATTACTTTGTCTCCCCATAAAACTTCTATATTCTTTATAACCACCTTCAAATGTTTTATAAGTTGGAGTTGCTGATCTTGGAGTAATGTTAAAAAAATATGGTTTAGTTGAATAAGGTGGGAAAGCATTACCATCAGCACTTACACCTCTAGCTGTTCTTTGTTTAATAATACCCATTAAGAACTCAGCAGTTCTTCCTAATGCAGTCTTAACTATTTGTGGTTGTTCTCTTACTTGTTTTTCAAAGTTCTTAGCAACTTGTAATGAATTGTCCTCAACAGTAATCTTCATCTAATTAGTTTAAGTCTATGATAAGGTTCTTTTTCTGCATCAGCGATTGTATTAGAATTGTCAGCATCATACTCAACACCATCTCTTAATATCAATTCAAATTCTGAAGCATAAAGTTGTTGGTAGTGTTTCATCATAACTTGGAATCTATCAGGGTTATCATTTGAATTAAATTTAGTTAATTGTGGACAAGCATAAAAACCTATAACTCTATAAACACTTGCTCTTTTAAATTGAGCATCAGTTAATAATGTTGCATCCATTTCAGTTGTATTTAGAATAGCTATATCTCTATAAGTTTCTTTTTGATAAACTGAGAACCATCTTATCCTTAAATCTCTTTCAATATCTGCTCTTGCTTGTGCGTGGTAATCATTTGGAGAAGTAAAACTTGTTATTCCAAAAGTTAAAATATCTGGTTGGTAAAATGTTAAATCTGCGTCTACTGAAAAATTTGCCATGTTAATCCTTTATAATATATTTTCTTCTTAATTTTCTAGGAGTTACTTTAGCAAATATTTCTGCTTCAGTTCTCTCTAGTTCTTTGTCAAAACCATAATGTATTGTTGATGTATTTTTAAATCTATCAACTAACACATAGCGATAAACATAATCCTTATTCTTTAAATGTAAAATAGTTTTTGGACTGTCTATCTGTTTCATAATTAGTTGGTGGGGCTTTTACACCCCACCGATTGTCTTAATTAGATAGTAGTATCAGTTATTACTGCACAACCATAGTCCTGTTTAACAGCACCAGTTCCGTATGTAATACTTGCTACGATTTCAGTTGCTCTTAGAGAAGCATCTCTTTGTGTTTCCACTTTGAAATCTTCTTTAAGTGCTAGACCTAAAGCGATTGGGTGAAATACTGCACCATAAGCATCATCACTAGCATCTGGAGTAATATTTGCATTTTCAAATATTTGAACACCAGCTACTGTACCAATGAAATTATTTCTTAAAATTTCATTTCCAATATCTGATATTGCGTTTGCATTTGTATTATAACCAGCTTGAGTTAATGTTTTCTTTAGATTGTAAACTGCTCTAGGGTGAAATACACCATAGTAAGGAGCAGGTACATTCAACATTCTTAGTTTAGCAACAGCTTTGAAAATTAGATCTGCATCTAATTCTACTGCCGCAGCACCAACTTCGTTTGTTGTGAATGATACAAATCTATTTACTAAATCAGTATCAACTTTTTTAGCAATAGCTTCACCGAATAATTTTCCGATGTCAGCACCTACGTTACGACCTGCTGCGTCTCTACCTAGATCCGTTAAACTTGTCATAACTCCAACTTCACTAGCTGTAATAGTTTGTGATGTTGGGTTTACTGCTGTGTTAGATAAATCAGTAGCTTCGTTTACTGCTGCTGCTGTAATAGCTGGGTACACAGGAACTTCTACTGTTTTTCCTGAACCAACTATTGGGTATGTTGTTACAAGAGGTCTCATTACTGAAGTCTCTTGGAATGTGAATATAGCTTCTTGAGTTATATTCGTAAATAGTTCACTTAAAGTTGAACTTGTTGTTTCGTTTGCCATGTTTTTATTTTAGTTTTGTTTAGTTGTTAGTTTCATTTTAAATACACCCTGATCTCTTTGTTTCCTCATTTCAGAATATAATTTTCTGTCGTTTGGATTATTTAAATCAAGATCACCAATATTTATTTGCTTTGGAGTAGCACCACCAATCTGACCTTTGCTACCTGCACCACTTTGTGTTGCAAGAACATGATGGGGATTGTTTTTTAAATATTCGGCTACCAATTCATTAACTGACATTGGGTCGCCTTTTTCTGAATATCTAGGAGTTCCATCTTCGTTTATAACTTCAGTAGAACCTTGATCGTTTAGTCTAACATTTGATCTTAGTAGTTGTTTAACTTCTGCTGGTTTTACAGCTTTCATTCCACTAGCTACATTGACTAAAGTTTCGTCTATACGAATCCTTTTTAATTCAGACTCCAACGATTGAATTTTTGAATCCTTTTTTGATACTGTTTCCTTCAGAACTTTATCAAACTCACCACGTTGTTTAGCGATTTCAAGTTCCTTTTCTTTTTTCTCTTGAATAAGCTTTTTAGCTTCATCAATGTCTATTCCATCAAGTTTATTAGAAACAGATTTTTTATATCTGTCTAATCTTCTTTGAACTATTTGTTCTAACTGATCGGCAGTAAAAACTTTGTTCTCAGCTTCTTGATTTGTAGAAACTTCTGTTCCAGCATTTGTTTGAGTTGCTGTGTTCTCAACCGACTCTTGTTTTACTTGGTCGTTCATTGTTTGTTCTCCTTCTATATGTTTATTATTCTCAATTATCAAGGAAATTGTAAAATTGCAACATAGTTGTTGCTAAAATGTTCTATTCTATTGTGTATTCAAAAGTACCATCTTCTTTAACAGTACCCCAATCAGTATCTACTGGTTGCCAATGATGCCTACAATTATATCCACCTCTATCTAAGAATGGGTCGCTACCAGATTTACCTTGCCACTCTCTTTGCCATAATGCTCTAGCTTCTTCTTCTGTAAATACTTTGTTTACGTGTTCTACGCAGAAATCTCTACTATCTCTTATAATACTTCCATAATAAATATACTTAGTTAATCCTAATTCATCTGCTCTAAACTTTGCAAACTGTCCATCAAATCCCATTAAAGCATCTTGGACTATTTGTCCTGAGTAAGCTGATAAGTTATCTCCTGTAAC